ACATAAAAGAGTTTCCATCTTTGTATCAAATGGAATTTTATCTATAACATGATCTTCCCTGGAGAATCTATTATAAACTTGGCCGCTTGTGAGGTTGACCCATTGACCAAGCAAGTAGGCTTTTATTAACTGCGGTGGATAATTTTCTTCAAGAGATTGAATAAAGTTTTCTGGTAAATATGGATTATCTTTTGTCTTTGCTTGTATTAATCCTGTATCAGACTTTTTATTCTTTTCAAATGTCTCAAAAGCCCAACCATGACCTTCGGGAGTTGTGGTTGCATAAAACTGCTGAACATTACCTGATCTTAACCTTGCAAGTGCCATATTCATAGCTGATTCTGCATCACGTTTTGGAATAGTGTCTGCCTCATCAAATCCCACTGCACATAAGTTTTGGCCTCGGAGACGTTGATATGTAAGCATTGTCCTTAACAAGATTGTATGTATGCCTTCTTTAAATTGCAGTTGGTATTCGGGCAGTGGACTAGCTCTAAATGTAAATGGTATTTGCCATTCATCTAACAAGTCATTCATAGTTCTCATAAGTATGTCTCTTAACATAGGTGCCGTAGGTTCAAAGATTGCCGAGATATGACCAACATTCATTGATGCCAACAATATTGATTTACTTACAAGTGCATAAGTTTTACCAGCACCAAAACCACAAACAAGAGCTAATTTTCTATGTTCTGTATCTGCACAAAACTTTTCTTGATGTGGAAGTAAATTTGATTTGATTCTATCTTGAACTTTTTTTGTAGAAGGTATATCAAAAAGACCATCACCAAATAACACATGGCCTTTTTTAACAGTTTCAAGGATACTCATGAGCAGAGGTCAGCTAATTTTGCCGCAGTATTAATTGCACCGAGAGCTATATTGAGTTGTCCAGATCGTCTTGCTTCCATCTGTAAAGTACTGCACTGAGCTAATAAATCAGCAATCATCTGTGGTCTTTCTATATCCCAATCTGCTCTTAGTTGTGTTCTTGCTTCTTTTAAATAATTATCAACAGTTCTTTTACTGACCCCCCAATTTTTTGCAGCGTATTGAATACAATCAGACCTTCTACCACCACTGGCAATGATTCTTGCGCATCTTGCAACACGCAATTCTGTTTCTGCTTGAGTTGTGCCTAAAGCTGCCATTATGCTGTTTTTTCAATAAGGTATCCAGAGAAATCGCCAAATTTAAACCAGTTTATGAAATCGCCAGCAAGTTGATCTTCTGTAATAGGTCTTTGTACACCTGACAAAGATAATTCTTTTTCAATTATCTCATCTGAATTTGTACCAGATGCTTTTTTGCCAGCAAGTGTAAGACGATAGAAAACAGTTGAAGCGTAGCCACCAATTGGTTCTAACTTGTCAAAGACAATGATTGCCCCTCCGGGTTTACATTTCTCTCTTAGTCTTAGCATAAGATTAAATCTTTTGGCTGGTGGAATAAACATTAAACATAAAAATAAAACAGATAAATCAAAATCTTGTGCAATAAAAGTTTCTGCTTTGCTACAAACTATTTCGCCCGGTGCTTTGTATAGTTTTATCATTTCCTGACTTGGTTCAATGCCAATAAAATGTGCATTTCTTTCTTTTAAAATTGGTGCTAATGCTCTGCCAATATTACCAGTAGATGCACCAAAATCGTAAACAAGACCATCTTGCGGAATATAATGTCTTGCTACATGAAGAATTGCATTTGTAGCTAAGTCATACCAAGGTAGTTGTTCTCTTACATGGCGATCAAAACCTCTTGCAACATTACAAGTTTCAAAAGACCAGTTTGTAGGTATGTCCATTTAATGTAATCCAGTAAGGGGATCTAGGTCTTCATTTGTAATGTCATACCATTTATCATAACCATCAAAATCTTTTAAAAATTCATAGGTTTTTTTATCGTATGTTGAGTAAAAAATCATACCGTGGTAAGGATTTAGAGGAAATTTAATTTTTAACATTTTTCTAAAATATTTTTTGCAATAGTTTCTGCAACTTTGGCCATCATAAGTGGTGGTACAGCCCTGCCAACTCTTTCCCACTTTTGGTACAGATTACCATGCAAAATAAAATCATCAGGAAAACTACTGATTCGTTTTAATTCTTGAATTGTAAACAAGCGAGGTTCTGACCAATGGTATTTATCCATAGTTCCTTGTACAACAGTATTAGCAACACGAAATGGCGATTGCTTTACATGAGAAAAAAATTTATTTTGACCAGTTAATTTTAAAGCAGCTTTATAAAATTGATCGCCGGGTTTTGTTAGTTTCCATAAACGGTACGTTTCTGTCGTTGGATCAATATGTTTATATTCATTAGATTCTTGAACACCAATAAGTGCTTCGCCTACAGAATATTGATAAGGAATGGGTTTTGGGTGTACTGGTTCTATGTTTAAATCATTTCTAACTCCTACAAAAATTGTTCTTTTTCTCATCTGTGGCACACCAAGCCATTGAGCATCTAAGACTTTACATTTTACGTTGTAACCGCAATCACGTAGTTTAGAAAGAATACGTTTGAAATAACCTTTAGCGGTACCCTGTACAAGGCCAGCAACATTTTCTGCTACAAAAACTTTGGGTTGTAAACCATTTAATATGCGAGCATATTCAAAAAATAAATCATCAACCCTTTGAGTTGTTTCACTATATTTTTTTTCCTTACCCCAACCAGCCTCACGTTTACCACCTATAGAAAAAGCAGCGCAAGGCGGACTGCCATCAAATAAATCAAGCTCGCCTTTTTTTAAATTAATTTTATCTAAAATATCATCTGCAGTAATTTTTCTTATATCGCTTGGATCAAGATAACTGTTTGGGTGGTTAGCTTTATAAGTTTGTCTTGCTGATTCTATAAATTCATTTGCATATAAAACTTTATATCCAGCAATACGATAACCAAGACAAGAACCACCGCAGCCAGAAAATGTTGAAGCAACTTTAAAACCATTCCAAGGTGTTGCTTGTATTTCTTTCATAGAAGGTATTTTGTATTCTGGTTTAGGCATAGATGCCTTTTGCAATTCTGTTATAGATACCAATTGGTGATTTTGAATTAGGTTTATACTTAGAAATTACCGCATTTCCAACTGTTTCTGCAATCTTGCTGTCACCAAGTTGTAAATTTGTATGAGGTTTTATTTTTAAACAATTTAATTCTGGATAATGCTTGCGTATAACTTCTTTTTGTCTTGGCTTGTTTAGTTCTTTCCAATTTTTATCTATCCATAAAGAAAAAACAGAAGGATAAAAGTATGGATTACAAAGTTGTATTTGATTTAATTCACAAAGTTTCATTAGTCGTTTAGTGCCAGCAGATTCTAAATTTGCAAAATAATCTTGCCTAAATTTTTTAAATTTTAAGTCATCTTTTGAATAATGTATCATTGCTTTTTTAGAAAGTCCAAAGTGGCCATCAGCAGCAACACCTGTCACAAGTGTCTCATCTTTAAATTCTTTCATTATTTTTATTAAATAGTAAAAAGGAAAAAGACACTCTATGGCAGTTTTTTTCCTACAACCTACTTTTTTTATAAGATGTTTTACAGTCTCAACAATCTCATCTTGTTTATCAGGTAAAAAAACAGGAATAAAAGTAAGTTTAAATTTGTATGCAAGTTTCCTTGCTGCTTCAAAATCAGATGAAAATTTTTCTTTACCAAAAGTAAATGAATATATGCGTACTTTTTTTCCTACATCAAGAGCAGATAAAACAACAGAAGAAGAGTCGATACCACCAGATGTTGCAACACAAATTTCTTTTGGTAATGGTTTTATTATTTCTTGTAAAAGAGTTCTTATATTATTTCGCTTTTCCACTCCATTCGTACCCACAAGAAGGACATCTGTGTTCTGTGTCTAAGTCTTCATCAACGTCTTTAAAATCTTCGGGTGCTTCTGCATCTGTCCTATCGTCCATAAGTTCTGTTAGGTCTTCTGGTTCAAACCATGGGTCTATTTCATGTTCCATTGATAAGTGGTGAAGCATTGAAGCGTCCCAATCGGACAAGTCAGATGTTCTGTTATCTGCAAGAGCAAGACCAACTTTTTGATCTTCTGTAAGTCCAGTACGTTTTATTGCAATAATCTCTTTGCCATCTGATTCAATAACACGAACATTTTCTAAGCCAGCAGCTTTCGCACCTTCTACAGTTCCATTGCCAGCTAATATACGGCCATCTTCATCAATAACTATTGATCTTGCTGCACCATATCTTTCTAATGATTCTTGTATTAAAGACGCAGAACGGTCTGTTCTTTTTCTAGCGTTTTTATGGTCAGACTTAAGTTCGTTAATTTTAGTCATAGTTATTTGTTTAAAAGAATTTTAGCAAAAAAATTTATTCAGAAAATTTTTTATATGTTCCTTCACCAGCAGCAATACGATTACTTTCATCTAGAATTTCACCAAGTTTGTATAGCTCTTGAATTAATTCACCATCAGGGTTTAACGCTGTAAGATGACAAGCAATAATTTCTAGTTTTTCTGAAATTGATCCTAAAGAATCTAAAAGTTTGGTTTCAAAATCAGTCATTGATCATAACCTCTGTTAATTTGTATTGTCCAATTTTTAAGATCCTTCCAAGCACGTCCAATTTTTTCTGTTTTACTTGTTTCACCTTTTTCATTAAGAGGTATCATTGTTACCCAAATATCTTCAAAAAATAACATATCGTCTGTTCCAAGTCCGTCACATAAATCTACATAAAAATCAAACAGTTTAAATCTTTTTCCCTTTTCATCAGTTAATTCTGAGCCTTTAAGATCATCTAATGCTAATGATGATTCAATGTTTAGTTTCATAATTACTCCTTATTTTTTTTCATAGAATTTACTACAGCTTTTTCTGTAGGAAAAGAAAATAAGCCATCAACTTTAGTCAAATTTTCTTTAACAACTTCTATGTAGTAAGGTGTTTCAACTTTCTTTCCATTTGCTCTTTTATTTCGTAGTTGGTTTATATCTTTTGCAGTTTTTTCCCAGTTTTGTTTTCTTTCTGTATGTATTTGCCTTATCTTTTCTTTTTCCATAGAAAAACCAACAGGTTGTGGTTCTACTCTAATAGATAAAACAGTATTTATATTTCCATGGTTATCTCTAAAACCTTTTTTGGTTTTATCTTCATCAGTTTCTTTTTCATAAGCAGCTTTACAATGACAAATAATTGCTAAATCTTGTCCACCGCAAATATTTCCTTTTTTATCTCTGTCATAGTCTGGAATAAATCTATTAACAAAACCATCTGAATTAGATACTAAACCAGAGTCATAACAAGCGAAACATTCTACTTTTGGAATATAAAATGTAGTGTCTCTATCAAGTGCGGTTCTTCTGTAGTTAACTGTCATTGGAGGTTAAAAGGGTACATCTTGGCCATTAGGTTTATCTTTTTCCCATGGCTTTTTATTAGTTGTATCAGACTTTCTTTGTTTGTACAGGGCTTCTGCTTTATTTTTTACATACCCTTCATAGCTTTCATCTCTTAACCATCTAAAGCAATTAGGAAAACAAACAGCAAACCCACCTTTTTTCTCTGTTTGTTTTTGTTGAATAATTGCTAATTCTAAACAGTTTTGTAAATATGGTGCTGTCTTTTTTTTCATTATTCTCTGATACTCTGCCCATGCCTTTGGTTTATTTTGGCCACTAGCTCTTTTTTTTATAGCAAGGTAAGTTTCCCAAAATAAAAGAAAGTCATCAGAATAATCTTTTTTAGTATATTTTTTATTAAGTTCTTTTGTATCTAGTTTAGTTGTATCTAGTTTGGTGGCATCTGCTGCTATGGGGCATGGCATATTCTGCCATGGGGGCATAGCATTTGCTGCAGGGGTGCAGGATTTGCCACGCCTATTAATACTAGGTTCTGGTACATTAGCTAAATGCCAAACAGTTACTTTATACAAGTTGCTTCCCTGTTCGCCATTACGACCCTTTTGATGTGTTCTTTCTAAATATCCTAAAGAA